GGGAGATAGGGAGAAGAAAAGGGCTTCTCAATACATCAACCTAACCGAGCAATGCCCCCAATGGCTAGGTCGGATACATTCTATATTTCGGTCTATGATTCCCTGGGTAGTACCACACCTGTAAATCTTGTTATGTTTCACTTCAGCAGTCCCTCGCATAACCTGACCGTTACATTATCGCCGCATATCAAACACTCCTTTTTTCTAACTATACATACACTATAGCATCAATATACATTCTGTCAACCGATTATTTTCAACTAAATATAATAAAGGACTTAATATGCCCAGACTCAGCCTATGGAAAGATGGTGCCCACACCAACGATTTCAAATTTTTTGACAAAAACATCAGAGAAATGTTTACTGTTGGCGGTACAACCATTAACATACACAAGTATCTTGGTATAAACGAACAAGGCAACAACGAAGATAAATCACAACCTAATTACAATACACCTGACCCGTTAGGATTTCAGGACTTTTTGTTTTTAGAAAATAGAGATAGAAAATATGATAAAGATGTATATGCTTTGAGAGGCATATACAATGTAAGCGACACAGATTTTGATCTAAGTCAATTTGGTTTGTTTTTACAAAATGATACATTGTTTATTACTTTTCATCAGAATGATATGGTTACAAATCTAGGCAGAAGATTAGTCAGTGGTGATGTTTTAGAACTACCTCATCTTATAGATCATTATGCAATGGATGAAAGTGTTCAACAAGCACTGAAAAGATATTATGTGGTGCAAGAAGGTTCAAGACCTAGCGAAGGATTCAGTCAAACTTGGTGGCCACATCTATGGCGTGTAAAGTGTACACCACTTGTGGACAGTCAAGAATATCAAGATATACTCAACATTGTACAAGAAGATAGCAATGGTGATCCAAGTGAAGTTACTCTAAGAGATCTGTTAAGCACTTACAATAAAGAATTAGAAATAACAAACAAAGTTGTAGAACAAGCAGAAGTAGAGGTTCCTGAGAGTGGTTATGATACCAGCAAATATTATGTAGTACCTACAGGACCGGATGGCACTCCTCTAGAACCAAAAGGACACAATGCAGACGAAACTACTGCTGATGCTGACAGCACAAATATAGATGCAAGTAGCACAAGAATAACACCACAAAACAGTAATGCATATAGTGGATATTTAATTGGTGATGGATTGGCACCAAATGGAGAAACTATATCAATGGGAACTAGTTTTCCATCAGGGAGTCAAGAAGGTGATTATGTACTGCGTGTAGATTTTTTACCCAATAGATTGTTTAGATACAATGGAAGCAGATGGATGAAAGTAGAAGATGATGTACGTAGTAAATTAACTCCTGGTACAGGAAATACACAAAGAGATGGATTTGTAAACAATTCTGCTACAATAACACAAGATGATAATACTGTAATAGATCAAAAACAGGCTTTAAGCAAAGCATTAGAAATACAGGAAGATGATTAATGCCACAAACTTTTTTCTACGATAATCAAGTAAGAAGATTCTTATTACAGTTTATCAGAGCATTTAGTAATTTCCAAGTTGAATATGGAAATAACAGCGATGGTAATACCACACTACTGACAGTACCAGTAAAGTATGGTGATCCAACACGTATGGTATCTAGTCTAATCAGAGAGAACAGTGAAAACAAAGTTATTCCTACACCTATGATAAGTTGTTATGTCACAGAATTTAATTATGCAAGAGAACGTGTACAAGAACCAACGTTTATAGATAAAAAACACATTCGCATGAGAAAATATAACAAAGACACAGGCGAATACACCAATCAGCAAGGTAATGCATTTACAATAGAACGTATGATGCCAGTGCCTTATAATATGACAATGAATGTTGATATATGGACCAGTAATACACAGCAGAAGTTACAACTGCTAGAACAAATACTTACACTGTTTAATCCTTCATTAGAAATACAAAGTACAGATAATTATCTGGATTGGACCAGTCTCAGTTTGATAGAACTAACCAATGTAAATTGGAGCAGTAGAAGTGTTCCACAAGGAATGGACGATCAAATAGATATCAGCACTTTATCTTTTAGTGTGCCTATTTGGTTAACAAGTCCTGCTAAAGTAAAAAAACTTGGTGTGGTTACAAAAATTGTTGCAAGTATATTTGATGAAACAGGAAGTATTGATGATGGTGTCATAGACAGAGGTCTACTACTGGGTGAAAGAATGAACTTTACACCTATGAACTATGGAATATTATTGATAGGAAATACCGTACAAATTATAGATAGAAATGAAACAGTAACAAATAAAGTTGTACCAAATTTAGCAAATGATCCGCCAGAAAAGATAGGTACTGATGATGTAAGTTGGAGAGCATTAATCAATCAATATGGTGAATTACAGAGTGGAATAAGTCAAATTAGATTGAGTGTGGGTGCTAGTGAGGTAATTGGAACTATAGCATATCATCCAAGTGATGATAAAAAATTGCTTTTCACTGTGCAATCAGACACTATTCCAACAAACGATATTACACCTGTACTAATGGTTATTGATCCTGTTAAAAAGGCTCCTGGTGTAGGTTTATCTGACGCCGCTGTAGGTCAACGTTATTTGATACTTAAAGATATCGGAAACAGCATCAACAGTGATGGTCCAGATGCATGGAAAGGCAGTGATGGCAGTGAATTGATTGCTAGTGCAAATGATATAATACAGTATGATGGAATCAAATGGAATGTGAATTTTGATAGCAGTACGCAACAAGGCACACACTATGTTATCAACAACAACACAGGAATACAGTACAAATGGACTGGAAGTACATGGGTAAAATCCTATGAAGGTGAATACAAGGCCGGCGAATGGTCTATAGTTATATAGTTGCTTTTTTATTAATCTTTTTACCTGCACAAACATCATACACTGAATTAAATGTAGTGAGTGGTAAAGTTTATCAACCAAAAGATAAAAAATATGGTTATACACCACAATACAATAGACAACAAAAATTATATAGGGGTACAACAGACAAGAAAAAATATACCACATGCAGATTAGCAAAAACAGTAAAATCAAAATATACAGGACGTCAAGCATGTATATATAGAGGAGGAAACAAAACATTTGAATTGATGTATGAAAATAATTGTCCAAAACAATACAAATGTGTGTACAATCCGAATCAAAAAGAACCAAATATAGATGATGTTATAGATAGTTTAAACAACATCAAAAAATAAAATGGCAAAGTTTAAACATGAAAATTTAATTTTAGATATGACATATTCAAGTAAAGCAAGACTATATCTAGATGACAAATTACTGTTTTTAGGAGACAGTTACAAAGCATTGACTATGATGATAAGGTGTGCAAAAAATAAAGAACCTATTGTACAACATTTTAAAAAACAATTACAAATGCGAGAAAAACCAAAATTTAGCAAAAACGAAGATCTAGAATATTTAAAAAAGCAGACAATCGAAGAAATGAATAGATACCAAAAAGCAAACAAAAGTAAGAAAAGATAATGAATAATAGTGTTGGCACTTTATTCTATAGCCTTGAGACCAGTAGATACCTGTTTGTGTTAAGGAACGGACACAAGTATGGAAACACCTGGGCATTTGTTGGAGGTAAAGTAGAAAATAATGAAACTGATAGTGTTGCTCTAAACAGAGAAACTGTAGAGGAAATTGGTTTTCTGCCCGACGTAATTAAAATTATTCCTATAGAAAAGTTTACAAACAGCAAAAACACTTTTGTATACAACACATATGTTAGTGTGGTTGAAAAAGAATTTATTCCAAAATTAAATGATGAACACAAAGGGTTTGCTTGGACAAAAATAGAATCTTGTCCAAAACCTTTGCATCCTGGAGTTTTCAGTACATTCAACGTAGATGCAATAATTAAAAAAATCTGTACACTGGAAGAATTATTTAAGACTATCGATGTATAGCACCTAGTTGTGCTAGATTAAAATATTCTCTTATACCAATTTGTCTAAAGTTCCTGAGATATAGAAAATCGCTTGGATAATCACCATTGATGTGTTTGTTCACACATATAAACTCAACATCATCATATGTTTGCATTATTTCTATCATGCTTTTTGTCCATTTGGCATTAGTGGCAGTATAGTCTTTGTTTGGTACATATCTTGGGTGTGCTGTTTCTTGATTACTGCTGATGTAAATGTTGTCTTCTGGACCTAACATAAAATCAAAACCTAACAGATACACAGTTTTATGTCCATCTGCACAAGCCAATTTAATTGCTAAACTGCCTGCATTACAGTTTACCTCTGTAGGATAAAGATGAAATTTGCCTGGATTTTTTACGATATTTTTAACATTTGTGTAAACAATATTGTTTTCCCAATC